CAAAGTCTGTACCATCTGGATCACCCTGCACAAAGACAGTAGCTGTTGAGACAGTACGTTCGCCAATCATATATGGCTCGACAGTAGTGCGTACAATCACACCTTGGATAGCCTGTCCTTCACGTGCATTCCACACATAGTCAGGACGTGCTTTCGGGTCGTCCAGCTCATAATAGTACGGGATTTTGTATCCAGTAATATTGACAGTCATCTCTGGTCCAATGACAGCTAGTGCTTCGCCTGTGTCAGGATCAGCAATTTCTTCACGACCTTGTAACTGTTGGAGAGTTACACGGTTATACTCACGACCATTCTTGTCAGATTGAACAGAATGGGATACTACACGAACAAAGTTCTTAGCTTGATTACTCATGATACTTAAATAATAGAGGTAAAAGATTTAAATTAGTACTGATTAAAAATTAGGTATGGCACGTAACTCATTAGCTGGTAAAGGGCGCACGTATAAACAACGTGGCATGACTGCGAGGAGTATCGCAAAGAAGCGTAAGTATGATGCTCAATACCAGAAGAAGAAATCAGCGGTAAAGAAGCGCGTCGCTGCTAACAGAGCTAACAGACGCGCAGGGACGTATGGAAATAAGGATAAAAAAGATGCCTCCCATACAAAAGGCGGTAAAATTGTGATGGAATCACAATCAAAAAATCGTGCTCGCAACGGCATGAAAAAGGGTAAGAAAACTACCGCTCGTCGACGAAACACGAGAAAAAAGTAAGAGGGCCGAAGCCCTCTCACTAACTAAAGACAAACTACTACAACAATTCTTAACTCACATATACAATCTCTATATTGTGAGTGCAAGAGGTGCTTTGGAAAAACATTCTTACTGACATATACCTTATACTACACAGTCAAATATACTGCTTAATTTGACATTCACAACTGTATATAGATATTAGATATATGGTCTATTGACAAACACTAGCGGTCTTGCATCCTGTCGCGAGCTTCATCTACTCTATCCCACCAATCAGGAGCGCGGTCAACTTGAATCAAGTCAGAGTCTTCTAGTTCAATGTTGACTCTAGATACTTCAGAGCTATTGGTAGATAGCTGATTCTTAAGAGCTTCTAGTGTAGACTGCTCAAGATCACCTGCAGAGTGAGCTTCAGCTTTATTGCATACAACACACACAGTAAGGAAGACGTCACCAGAAAACAACTTGAGTTCTGGCTCGTCAGGAGGATTAAGATTCATTTATATTGTAATCTATGTAGGTGACTGGCTCATGCCCATCATTACGGTCTAGAGCTAGATTGATAGAAGGACTTGTCAGTGCTACACCACTACGATAGTAAGTGTATAGACGTGTCGGTTCAGAGGACGCCTGTGGTTTGGAAGACATTGTCATACTTTGATTTTGCTTGCTGTAAAAGACTAGCGGTATTAGCATACCGAATACCAATATACAAAAAAGCACTGCAATGAATACCCTGTATGCACAAATCTGCAGCATACGACTTGTCTAGCAGAGCAAGCAAACACATAGAAATAAAGGATAGAGCAGCTATAGCATATATAAGAACTAAGTTCAAACGCAAAGACTCATACTGCTGTACTACAATGTGCATCTTTTTACGCTCTGCAGTCTCAATAATAGATGGCATGTTAAATATAATTATTGTATTTTTGATAATACTCTACTGCTATGTTTAAGAAGACTAAACTGATCCTGAAGATGATGGATAGAATCCAGCACTTGGAATCTACAATTGATGAGTTACGTCAGCAAAACTTGAAGTTGATTCAAATGATAGGAGAGCTACACCAAGAGCTAGCTTACCTACGAAATAAAGTTACATCGGATCGAATGAAGGATTAGTATCCGGGTCGGTATCCGCATGTGTCTTCTCGTCCATCTCTAATAAAAGAGCATGGGCTTCTGCGCAGTTCTCGAATACAAGTTCGACAGCACGAGGTATAAATACATATCCTTTCTTAAGCTGTTCTTTTTCTATGTTCGGGACATTAGGATCTGATTGAATCCTATCGACTAAAGCTATGTACCATTTGTTTTGGTACTTAGACTTGACTACTTGAGTTAGTTTAGGATGTTGCATGATGATAGTGTTACAGCATATCGTGTGTAGCAAACGAGAAGTGTGAGTGTTTAGTGACTATAATGTGGTCAAGCAGAGGTATGTCGAGCACTTTGCCACAGGATAGAAAGTCACGTGTCAATTTCTTATCTGCCATACTAGGGTTTGTGTTGCCACTAGGATGATTGTGAGATAAGATAAAGGCAGAGCAGTTTTCTAGCAGTAGCCTGCTGAATACTAGCTTAGGGTCAATCACGCATCCAGCTGTACCACCTTCCCCTACTGTGAATACTGAGCGTAGTTTATTGGCACGGGATACACCTATACATATAGCTGACTCACGAAACTCGATACTATCTGAGTAACATCTACGTAGCAGTTCGATAGTAGCTTGAGGTGACTTGATGGTTGGACCATCTAGCTCTGCTCTATTGTATGTCATAGCTAGTTCACCTGCTGTCCATCCTAGAAATATATCTTCTTTATTATTACTCATGGTATTACTTGATATTATTTTATTCGCTAGCAGTAGAGAGACGACGTTTCGTCTCCCTACCCCTAACAATCTACTTGCCATTGTCAACTGACAACGCCAATCTGAGCACTAATTACAGTGGTGCTCGTCACTGTTTGTGAAGGCAGCACGGCGAAACACCGCACTATATCTTCTACCAGTACTGCGTAGAGTACATCGTTGCTTCTCAGAGCTGCTAATCCTTAGGTTTGAATAGAGCTATCTATCCCTAACTAGCGCAACGTGAAATGACTGAAGACTGCCTTTTGAGACACAGGAAGGAATCGAACCTTCACTCATTGCCAATGAGTCACCGTGTGTGTCAAGAGCGGGGACACAAAGCAGCCTGTCTCTGCAATGTGAACCCCTAATTGTTATTTGTACCCACAACTGAGGGCTGCAAGTGAATTGATTCATAACACGCCTTACACTTGCAATAGCGGTTACTACTAGTTAATGCCTGACGATCAGGACTTTTAGATAGTGACTGAATTGGATAACAAGGCCCAGTCAAACCCCGATGTAGCCCTCTGCAATCTCCATACTGATGGTACGAGCAGGGCGTTCGCTAATCTCTACGATGTATTCTTCAAGACCTTCGAGAGTAAGGTATCCAGCAACTGTATCGTAGTCAACAACTTCTTTCTCTACTCCATTGGTGTTGAAGATATACTCTTCTTTGTGTGCTTTAATCATCTCACCGTGATGAGTAGAAAAGAACCCAATCTCATACACGTTAGGGACAGAAGTGAGTCCTGTACCTACAGGGCCAGTGATAATCGAAAGCCTGTAGTTGTTAGGTAGACGAAGCCAAGCTTGATAGCTGATGGATCTTTGCTCGTCACCGTAAGATGCTTTCTTAGTTGCACGGAACACAAGGTTCTTGACAAATTTTGATTTACTGATATCCATATCTATTTGGTTGTTAGAACACAGTGTGGAATCGAACCACAAAAACATCTGTTAGGACATGCATGACCAAATGAAATGCTTCTCACCATGACTGTGCTACTTAAGACAAGAGCCCAAACAAGGCATCAAAAGTTTAGAGGGTTAGTCTCATCTTAAGTTTCTTAAAAATATTGGCAAACCTAATAGGTTTCTTCTCCCAAGATTTAATCTCTTTCTCTAAGCGATGTATCTCTACATCGCAAACATGCTTCTCTTTGCAAAACTCAGAATACATACGGGTATGAATCTCGATTTGAGCAAAGTCTCCTACTTTTGCCGACCTTTTCAGGTCAGCTGCATGACGATTGGCTAGGAAATCCATAGACCTATACTTAAGCTTCTGTTGTCGAAGCTCAGTATGTAGAGCAGTCATGATATCGTGATTACTCATCATAGTCTGGGTCTACTGCATCAGACAAAGCGCTAGTGTCGCATAAGTCGCACGTTACATCAGGATGAACGTAAGTTTTACATACAGAGCAGTAGGTACTGTCATATGGTTCTACGTCAATAGAGCTGTGATGTTCATTTTCGTGCTCCTTGAGGTGAATGACTTCAGACTCCTGGTCGAGGAGCTCCTGGTCAAAATAACCCAATTTGATTTCAAAGCGCTCTGCCATCTTGGTTATGGTAGCCTCAGGAACATCATGGATAGATTGACGTCCTGTTGGATTCTCTACGATGAGCTGAGTGACAATGAATTTGTCAGCGCTGCCTAGCCCTTGGAGCAGATGATTGACGCTATCTACTTTGTCGATATACTTTTGGAACTCCCAATACTGGGTGTTGGTATTATCTACAATGATAGTGTATGATTTATCTATGTAGTATTTCTTTTTGTTCTGAACTGCCGATGCTAATTCCTTGCAGAATTTCTGGAAGCATGAGTCATGACAATATTGTAATCGTTCCGGGTCGAAATGATATTCGCCCTCACTGTTAAGCATGAACTGGTCAGCAGAGCATATTATACCACGTGAGGCTAATGCCAGGGTAGAAGCCACGGTAGTTTTACCGGCACCGGGCAGGCCTCGTAAGATAATTACTTGATGTATCATCATGGTTATGAGTCTTCGTTGTTGAGTGTTGCTGCGGCAATCCATAGGCACACAACTATCAGCCCTCCAATAAGGGCCAATAGAAGTGATGCGCTTGGATCGGGATGTAGGTCATCAGAGTTGATGAGACCTGCTAGTAATCCAATGATACATGTATAGATACATGTAACACAAGTTACTAGTGCTCTAAGAAGGGTGTTGTTCTTCATGGTTGCTGTTCATTTTTTTGTCCAGTTTCATCAAGACGTATGTCACGTGCAAGTTCCTGGTGTGGAGGAAGCATCTGAAGAGGTGGCATTTTGTAGATGACGTCTTTGCCATCAAATGCACCCCACCTAGCAGCAATGGGTGCAATACTGCCATACCTGAATATCTTGGCATCAGGATGCTCTCTTTCAAAGAAGTCTAAGGCTTTTCGTTGCTCAGGGCCATTAGGCAATGAATCAAAGACTCTAGTCTTTGTCATCATGCTGTATGCATCTGCAAATCTGTTAGAGTGTACAGGCAAAGCGCCATTAGAAACCCTCAGAGTGATATGCGGCATAGGCCCCATCCCCTGATGAGTCCTCCTACATATGATGACATCAATATCCTTAGAGGTAATCATACCCCAAGGCTGTATCTCAGTATGTACTCCTACCTTCAAATGGTCGGATGGAGTAAGAGCAACATCCTGATTCCAACTACCAAAGTACTTCATGGTAATGTGTGGATGCTCGATGTTCATGTCTAATGGTACCATGAGTTGGTCCATTGACTTCTGTGGGAGGAATATCCCTAAGTATACTATACCCATGTTCTTCGTTGTTGTTGACTCAAGAGTTCAGTGTTTCATTGTACCGATGGTCGGCTACCATGAGTTTGCCTTGTGCTTCACACATGCGCTTGACGATAGTCATAACATCATCCTGTTTGTCTGAAGGGATGTGCTGCTTTAGATCTTGCACCAACATGTGATACTCATTCCATGCAGTAGTATGCTGCCGTTGTAGTGTAGATCGTAATTCTTCGCGTTTTTGTCTTGCTTGAATGTCCATAGTGATGAAAGTTTATATTATGATTGCTCAAGTGTTTCGTTAGTCTCATGTCCGGCTACATCTGCGTCTGGAACAACAGGCAGATTAGGGTACTTTTTGATTGTCCAATATTCAGAACCATCATACTCAGAACGACTAGCCCAAATACCGTTGGTAAACCAAACCATACCGTGCACGTATTGGTGACCGTACGAGCAATCATAGTTGTAGTCAAGAGGACTAATCAATTCGTCAAGACTCTTATGTTCTTGGTCTAAGATGAATACGACATTGATGTTGTTGCTGTCTGTATAATCTGGACGTATTGAAATGTCTACAGCAATAGGTTCTGCATTGTAGGTTTCGTGCACCGATTTGATAAGGTCTTGTAGCTCAGTTTTTGCGTTTAGGATATCACTCATGGTTATGAAAGTTTATATCAATGAAAGTTTTGTCGTGTTGAATACCCAAATACAATGAAAACACTGCACACACTCCCTGGTGTAGGAATGAATGCAGTGTTGTCGTGCTGATGATAGTGATACTGTAAGGGGGTGTTAGCCCCCCGTTATCAGTTAGGTGCTGAGGATGGAGTAAGTTTGAAGTACGCTTTTCTTGCGTCGTTCTCCTTCGGATGAACGCTGATGCGCATCCATTCGCCTGTACTCGTCTGCTGTACTGCAGAGAATTGTACTCCTTTTCTCAGGTCTTCCACTTTGGACTCGCCGACCATTTCGTACAGCACTTTGCTGTGGAATTTGTCTAGTATGAGCAGTCCTTCCGTAATCTCATGGTTTGGCGCATGCAGAACGAAAACGTTCTTTACATACTTCTTACCATTCGGCTTCTGTTGGCCTACGCTCTTAACGAGTTGTACTTTGAGTGAATCTAAGTCAATCATGTTGTTGGATTTGGGTTTGTCATTGCCTTTGCAGGCGGAGCAGGGGGGTGGTTCATGTCCGTATTTGGTGGGGGGAGTTAAGTCGTGGTGGTACTCGAACTTATATCTTTGGAACATGCTAAAATTTTTAGAGGGTGTAGTTTTAGTAGAGGGTATTGTTTTTGTTGCCTATACTTTGCCCAATGAGTCTGAGTTGGTTTTGGCTTACACCTGTTCAGGTGAATTTGTAGACCACACTATTGCGCATGTCGTTTATACGGAAGAATAGAAAACGCTATACTAAGGTGCTATGACCCCAGGCACTATGGTAATATTATATAGAAGTTTTATATTTATATTTGAACAGAACTTCTATGGATGTTGTAAAGCCAGGTATCGAATACAGACTGCACAATTTTAAGTCTGAGACTGAGTATCAAACTGTAAGGTTTACTGAGAAGCAAGGATCTACATACAACTCTGGGACTACCAATGAGGAGGTAGTGTCTATGTTGATTGATAGGTTGTACGAACTACAGAAGAAGAACTTCTCTGTCGAGAACCAGTGCTGTATCCTTCTACTTAAAAATGTAAGGAATCTGTTCAAGAAGAGATTGAATCGTAAGATTGACAGAGTAGCAAAATATCAAGAGCAAAATGGAGCTGAGTATTCGGACAAGTAACAAGAACTTTCTAAGGAACTACTTAGAACTACTTAATGGTATTTTGAGGTTGACTCCACGAGAGTTAGACTCCCTAGTGTTGTTCATAGAGTACGACCCAGAGGTAGCATGTAGCATGGCTTCTAGAAAGTATGTGTCTGATGCTATGAACTTCAAAAGCGTAAGTGTCTTAAACAACTATGTAAAGAGTTTGAAAGACAAAAAGATTATTGGTAAGGACTCTGAAGGAGTCTACCGTTACATACCTATTGTTAAACCCCCTACTGATCTTGACTCCATTACCTTTAAGTTCATCCTCTCAGACTCCAAAGTATCAGCTTAGTTATGAGCTGTACGACCTGGATGTTGTTCTGAGTTTTGAGATGCGCATAGCATCTTTGATGAGTCTTCAAGGTGTTCAGTACGACAGCCAACTTTCTATAGGGGAGTTTTGCTATCTCTTAGACTATACCATATATGGCTAGAACAAATAAGATAAAGAAAGAAATCTGCTTAGAGATTGTAGAGGAGAATGGTGGGAGTCTAGCAGAAGTTCAAGACATAGTAGAGAGCCAGTTCCAGTTTCTTTGCAAGACTATGGAGAAGGGAGACTTTTCTCAAGTACGTATGCCTTACTTAGGAAAGTTCTATGTAAAGCCTAGGCGTTTATACAACCTCAATCATGCGCTTACTAAAAGAAGAGAAGTTTAAGGTCGTTCCTGACCCCGAAGTGCAGTTGATACCAGAGTTTAAAGCTCTGTATAAACGCGACCGGAGTCAAAGCAAGCAAGGTTGTGTGCGTGAGTTAGCGTACATCTACTTCATGCACGACCACAAAAGCCCTTATGCTATTTATGCTTCTGATGAGCGACTGATTAGGGTAAGTAAAGATTTAGGGCTGTCGGAGGACTACGTCCCAGATCCAAAAGTCCAGCTAGCTATATCTAAATACTTAGAGTTTGCTCAGACCCCGACTATTAAAACTCTGACCTCGATCCGAGAGGGGCTGCTAACCAGCTCTAGATTGATTGACACTCTACGGCTCCGTATAGAAAGAGAGTTGAAGCAAAAAGAGGTAGAAGATTTAGATGGGTTAGTTAGAAGTGTACAAAGAATGCTAGAGATAGGAGAGAAGCTGCCTAAAGTGATAGAAAACATCTCGACCCTAGAAGAGAAAATTAAAAAAGAGCAAGCCAGTGATACCCGTATTAAGGGAGGAGGTAAAAAAGGAATGTTTGAAGACTGATGCTAGTCAATACCCAAGAGTTTTGTCGCGACGCTCAATATTTTTCGAAGCATGGCTACTACTGCAGTCAGCCAGAAGGAACTGCAGGTCACTATGAGTATTGGTCAGAACGGCTTCGCCGATGCACAGAAGGGTATACTGTAGGAGACACGACTATTACTGGTCACCACTACTTCTATCTCAACTTCGTGCAGATAAAGCTTACTGCTAAGGGAAACAGGAAGATTGTTGCGTTCCCTAATTTTTGGGATGGAGACTACGAGTACTTCTGGCTGCAGAATATTGCTAGAAATGGCATCTCTGTAGACAAGTACAAATCCTTGAATCTTACTACGGTTGTAGATCCTGAGTTTATGACAGGAGGACGGCACTTGATAGTAGGTAAAGCCAGGCGTAAGGGATTCTCATACAAGAATGCTGCTTTAGTAGCTAACACCTTTAACACTGATCGTAATAGTTACACCCTGCTCTGTGCTTTCGACAAAAAGTATCTCTACCCAAAGGGGATTATGGCTATGGTTACAGACAACATGAACTTCTTGAACGAGCATACCGGCTGGGGCAAGCGAAGACAAGTTGTCGATAAGCAAAACCATAGGAGGGCTAGCTTTTTAGAATACGTAGGTGGGCAGCCTATCGAGAAGGGCTACAAATCCGAAGTTGAAGCCATCACATTTAAAGACAATCCCGATGCGGCTCGTGGTAAAGACGCAAGCATTGTGATATTTGAGGAGTGCGGAGCTTTTGACAATCTCAAAGCCTCCTTCTTGGCAACTAAGCCAACAGTAGAAGATGGAGGAATAACCACAGGCCAAATGATTTTGTTTGGTACGGGTGGAGACATGTCTGGTGGCACTATTGATTTTGAGTCAATGTTTTATAACCCACTAGCATACAATCTTTTGCCTGTGCAGAATACTTGGGACACTGGCTCAGAGCACTCTAACTGTGGATTCTTTTTTCCAGCCTACAAGAACATGGTAGGGTACATGGATAATCAGGGCAACAGTAATATTAAGAATGCCAAGCAAGCCGAGGAAGCCCGACGGGAGCAAATCAAGAGGGATACAAAAGACGGGGGTGTATTAGACAAGCATATTACAGAGTATCCTTTCACACCCAAAGAGGCGTTCATGCAGCACACCTCTAACATATTTCCTTCTGCTCAACTTTTAGAATGGCGCAATGAGCTGATGCGCTCCGGAGCCTACAGAAATATTGGCGTGGCTGGAAAACTAGTCACAGGCAAAAAAGGTATGAAGTTTATGCCAGATGACACACTGCGTCCTATAGAAAAGTTTCCTGCTCAAAAAGGAGATGATATACGTGGATGTGTAGTGGTATACCAAGCTCCCTACTCTCAAGGATCTACTCCAGACGACTTGTATATCGTCGTGCACGACCCCTATGCACAAGATGGATACGGCACTTCTTTGGGCGCCGCTTATGTAATAAAAAGAGTGAATTCTATCTCAACTCCTGACGATATGATTGTTGCATCCTATGTAGGGCGACCAGATTCTCAAGATGAATACAATAATTCACTATTTTTGCTTTCAGAGTATTATAACGCCCGTATAGGATTTGAGAATGACCGGGGAGAAGTAATACCATACGCTAAGCGTACAAAGCAGCTACACATGCTTATGCCAGAGGCTGAAATTTTTGACAAATCTGAAAATGTCAAAATTAAAAAGCTAGGAAGGAAATACGGCATGAGCATGGGTAGCAAAGAGCGTAAAAGCCAAGCAGAGCTGTACTTACGAGACTGGCTGAAGACTAAGAGGGGCAAGACAGAAACAGGAGAAGCTAAGTTAAACTTGCACTATATATACGATATTGCATTAATAGACGAACTAATTAAATACAACTCTAGAGGTAACTTTGACAGGGTATCTGCAATGCTTGTAGGTATGTTCCACTTGAAAGACTTATCTAATTTAGAGGTCGAAAAAGCAGAACAGAATGACGCCAACAGCTTTTTCAATCGTGACTTCTTCTAATAATACCGAAAATGCATATACCTAAACAAAAAGTCCCCCGATCACGGAAAACCAAGGATTGGGCTAAAGACACTATAAGGGCTTTTATCAATAGGTCTGCATTTAGTAGTAGCACCAAACACACTACTCAGAAATATTACGAGGCTTACAATGGTAATATTCAGGAATCGGATTACAACTATGTCACAAACCCCTACAATAGCGAGGCTTGGGCTAAGAAGAACTTCCCTGCGCGATTGCGTAATTATAACATCTTAAAGCCTGTCGTAGACTTACTCTTAGGAGAAAAGGCTAAGCGTCCCCAGGCTTACCAAGTGGTTGTTCGCAATGCAGACATACAATCACGGTTTGACCAGCATCGGCAGAAGCAATATCAAGAATACCTAGAACAGGTTTTTGTTTCAGAGATGAGCAAAGCTAAAGGAGAAGAACCTGACGCTCCCGAAGAAGACCCTAAGAACTATCAGGAACAAGTTCTTTCTAACTACAGAGACTCTAGAGCTATTGTAGGTCAAGAAGCACTTAATTATCTATTTGACTGGCTAGGTTTAGAAGACAACATTCAAAAGCTGTTTTTTGACTGGCTAGTTGCTGGTGAATGCTACACCTACAAGGATGTGTGCATGAATGATGTGGACTATCAAGTTGTAAGTCCTTTGGATATAGACTATGAGAAGTCTCCTGATACTGAGTACATTGAGGATGCTGATTGGGTCGTTCGCCGTAAAATTATGAGTGTAAATGAGGTAGTTGATCGTTTTTACGACGTGCTGTCTCCTAAAGACATTGACAACTTAGAAGCTCCCCATGGAAAATATAGAGATGGCTACGGAGGACACCAAAGTATGTTCATTAACAAACCGGAAGATGACGAAAGTGACCGGATGGTTGAAGTGCTTCATGTTTGTTGGAAGAGTTTTGCTAGAGTTGGCATTCTCTCCTATACAGATGAGATGGGATCTCCTCAAGAGATGGTGGTTGACGAAACGTACAAAAAAGACGAAAGTCAAGAAATAAAATATTACTGGGTAAATGAGGTTTGGGAAGGATACCAAATTGACAAGAATGTTTATGTCAGTATGAACCCTCATGTTGTGCAACGCAACGAAATGAACAACCTGTCTGTCTGTAAGATGCCATACAATGGCAGAGTGTACAGTAACAGACACTCTGACAGCATATCTATTATCTCTATGGGCTTGGCCTACCAAGTCTTGTATAACGTCTTCCACTACCGCTTAGAATTGTCTATTGCTAAAAACAAGGACAAGATTATGCTTATGGAAATGAACACTATTCCGAAACGGCATGGCTGGGACGAGGAGAAGTTCATGTATTACGCAGATGCGATGGGATTTGCTTTTGTTGATTCTACCGCAGAGGGTAAAAACAGAGAGCGGGTGACATTTAACCAGTACCAAGTGTTAGATATGTCTCTAGGACAGTATATCGCAGCACAATTCCAACTTCTTCAAGCTATTAAGACAGAGTGGGAAGAAATGGTAGGCGTTTCTAGGCAGCGGAAGGGGCAAGTCAATTCCTCAGACGGTGTAGGCACTACGGAACGTGCTATTTTCCAATCTTCAGTTATTTCTGAAGAAATATTTAGGAGGTTCGAAGCTTTTATGGAACGTGAATACGCAGGATTGCTAGACACGAGTAAAATTGCCTGGAGAGATGGTAAAAAGATGACGTATGTGGCAAGTGACTTACGTACCGCTCTACTTAACATCGACCCCGAAGAATACCAGGAGGCTGAGTATGGAGTGTTTGTCAAAAGCAGCAGTCGTGAAATGGATAAGCTGCAACAGCTTAAAGGGTTGGCTATGGCGTTTGCCCAAAACGGTCAGCAACCAGCAACAGTTGCGGAAATTATCGATAGTAACAACTTCAGTAAGGTCAAAAAGCTCTTACAGGAGGTAGATGAAAAGCAAAAAGAGCTGCAGAAGATGCAACAAGAGATGCAGCAGCAACAACAACAGCAAGTAGCTGAGTCTCAGCAACAGATTCAGAATCAACAGCAGGCATTTGAGGCGGACCAGAACGAAAAAGATCGTGTCGTTAAACTAGAGGTTGAACGAATGAAGGTTGCTACTAAAGTGAGCAGCGATGCTGATGGAAATGGTCGCCGAGATGACATTGATCGACAAAGACTTGAAATCGAGCGTAAGAAAGTAGATGCCGCACGATCAAAAGGTTGATATAATAAACAGGTTTTTGAACGTATTTAGAGTTGTCATAATTATTGGTATAAATAATACTTTTGTATAGATGTCAGAAGAAATAAAGCTTGATTTAAGCCAAGTGTCATTCAATAATCTTATTGATGATAAAGCGCCTGCTCCGGTGTTAGAACAGGAGGTTCCATCCGCAGCGTCGGTACCTGAAGAAGCAGAGAATTCCTTACCAGAAGCTGAGATATCAGAAGAAAGTGGTGAGGAACAACCTGCGGAAGTTTCAGAACCTGAAAAAGTCGATAACACAGAAAGCACACTTGAAGCTCCTAACGATTCTGAGCAAGACGCTGAGGATACTTCAGATGGTCTTACTGTAATCGATGTTCTGAAAGAGAAAATGGGTTATGATGTAGTAGGCGAGTTTTCCGAAGACTACGATGGAGTAGCACAGTTTACTCAGACCGTAGCTGGAGAAATGGCAAAAGAGCAACTGGACTCTGTGTTTTCGCAGTTTCCAGATGTTCAGGAGTACTTACAGTTCCGTTATAACGGTGGTGATCCTAAAAAGTATTTCCAAGCATCAGCTCCTACTGTAGACTACAACTCTTTGGAGATTGGTGCAGATGATGTAAGCACTCAACGAGCGGTCGTTCAAGAACACTTGCGTCTTATGAACTACAGCGAGGAAGAGATTTCGGAAACTGTTCAAGATTATGTTGATGCAGGTATTTTAGAAAAGCATGCGCAACGCGGCTTGTCTAAATTGAAAGTTATTCAAGAGACTCAGGCCAAAAATGTGGTCGAGAATCAAAAGAAAGAAGCTGAACAGTTTCAGCAGCAAGTACAGCAGCAGTGGGTCAGTATTCAGGACACCATAAAACAAGGCGAGCTTCGAGGATTCACTGTTCCTGAATCTGACAAGTCTAAGTTTTATGCTTGGATGAGTGACGCGAAAGACAATCAAGGTCGCACACAGCGCATGATTGATCAAGAAGGAATGGACTTAGAGACTCAACTGGCTATGGAGTATTTACTCTATAAAAAGTTTGACTTGAACAAGTTAGTTCAAGGCGTCAAAGCAACTCAAAAGGCTCAGAATCTCAAGAAGCGTTTACAGAACACCCAGCCTGCTTCCAAAAGGATGAAGGGGGGTGCATCAACCAGCAGTAAAGGCAATAAGCTACCTAGTTTATCTGAATTACTCTAACCCTTATATAAACCCCTACACATGTCCGCCGACAATTTGAAAAAACTTCGACTATACGAAGATACGTTTAACAGTTCCTCGATGACTGACGAGAACAGCTTAGCTGCTGCTCTTCTTACTCAACCCGACGTACTGTCTCCTGTTATTACTCACCTCTCCGGTCAAGAAGACAAGCGTTTCCCGCTTAGCTTTTTAACTGAAGGTATGGGTGCTACCAAATACATCAACGATGTAGAATATGATTACCCAGTGATGGGCCGCATGAACAAGGCTGTTGAGTGTACTGCTCAATCTGGTAGAGGCACTAACCATACTCGCATCAAGTTGACTTTCCCAGAGCGTTGGTTCGTTCGTCAATACATTCTTGAAGCTCCAGATGGAACTCAAGTTCGTGTTATGGATGACCCCACTCCCGTAGCTAACGGCTATGAGTACAGCGTTCAGTTAGTCTCTTCAGACGGTGCTGGAACTGCTGCTGACGACACCTTCCAAAACAAGATGTTTGTTCAGTTGTATGCTCCGGCTGCAATGAGCGGATC